ACGGGCTGCAGCAGAAACCCAACAATCTGTTGGACAGAAGCCTACCCTTGAGCAGTTTGACTACGACCAAGAGCAGTATCTTGAAGCCCTGGCTGACTATAAGCTGCAAAGCAAACTGGCAGAAAAAGAAGCCCAGTCACGCACACAGCAAGTAAACCAGAATGAGTTTCAAGAGGTTCAGCAGTTCAAGCAACGCGAGTATGAGGTTATGTCGGAGTTCCCCGACTATCAGCAGAAAGTGTATGCAAATGATGTCCCGATTACCGACACGATGGCAAAAGCCATTCGCATAGATGAAAACGGTGCAAGGGTCGCATACTTCTTAGCTACCTATAAGGACATTGCTTATCGTGTTGCCAACCTTTCACCAAGAGAACAATTCCTGGCGATTGGCGACATTAGTGAGAAAATCAACCAGGCAACAAGTGCATCTGCTGCCGGTAAAGTATCAAATGCCCCTAGTCCTGTTCCGTCTGTTTCATCCCGTGGTGGTGCGGTATCTAAGTCACCAGAAAAGATGTCAATGGATGAGTGGATGAAGTGGCGAAGCAAACAACTATCTAAACGCTAATCAACTTCAATTTTCAAAGGAATAAGTAATGAGCAATACCATTCTCACCCCTGATATGATTACTAAGGAAGCCCTGCGCATCCTTCACCAGAAGGCCAACTTCATCGGCTCGATGAACCGTGCCTATGACGACTCGTTTGCCCAATCTGGTGCTAAAATCGGTGACAGCCTGCGTATCCGTCTGCCGAACCGTTATGTTGTCCGTACCGGTGCTACCCTGTCGGCTCAAGACACCACCGAGCAAGCAACCACCCTGCAAGTTAGCACCCAAAAAGGTGTTGACCTGAACTTCACTTCCAACGAGCTGACCCTGTCCCTTGACGATTTCAGCAAGCGCATCCTTGAGCCTGCTATGGCTCAATTGGCTGCTTCTGTTGAATCTGATGCCTTCAACATGGTCAAAGATGTTCCGAATGTGGTCGGTGCTGCCGGCTCTGCCACTACCTTCAAGAATGTCCTGGAAGCCCGTAAGAAGCTGTCTGATAACCTTGCCCCGACTGCCGAACGCCGTCTTATCCTGAACACCCAGGACAATGTGGACTTGGTTGATTCGCTGAAAGGTCTGTTCCAAGACAGCTCGACCATTTCGCAGCAGTATAAAGAAGGCATGGTCGGCAAAACTGCCGGTTTTGATGCCATCTACGAAAACACCCTGATTCCGAACTTCACCAATGGCGCAGGCGCAGGTTACCTGGTCAACGGTGCTGCTCAGTCGGGTGCTTCGCTGATTGTCGATACTGGTACTGGCGCGATGCCGAAGGGTACTGTGTTCTCCATTGCCAATGTGTTCGCGGTTCACCCTGAATCCCGTCTGTCTACTGGCATTGTGCAGCAATTCGTTGTGACTGCCGACTACGCAGGTGGCGCAGGTACTGTGTCCATCTATCCGAGCATTGTGGCTTCGGGTGCTTTGCAGACTGTCAACGCTGTTCCGGCTGACAATGCTGCCATCACGGTCTACAACACCGCTTCGGATGTCACCACGACTTCGTTGGCCTTCCACAAAGATGCATTCACCTTCGCTACCGCCGACCTGGTCATGCCGAAAGGCGTGGACTTCGCTGCCCGTGAAGTGTATGACGGTATCAGCATCCGTGTGGTGCGCCAGTACGATGTCAACAACGATGCCTTCCCGTGCCGTCTGGATATCCTGTACGGTTACAAGGCAATTCGCCCACAACTGGCTTGCCGTATCCAGTCCAACTAAGGGTTGTTTTACATACCTTTGTAGTAATAAGATGGGGGGTAGAAATACCCCCCATTTTTTAAGGGAAGATTATGGTAACCGTAGGTGATTTAATTAAGGCTTCGTTCTATCGAGCCGGTATCCGCGACAACAGCCAAGAGATTGAGGGCGATGACATTACTCGCGGTATTGAAACCCTAAACCTGCTGATGCACCGACTTGAGGCTGATGGCCTTGAGATTTCATGGGTAGATGTGACTACCGCAAACGATGTCCTGTATGTTCTAGACAAGCACAAACGGGCAATGATTTACATCTTGGGCATGGACTTGCTGTCCGAGTATCAGCTTGAGCCGACTCAAATGTTCGCTGCTGCTGCCGATGATGCCTATTCGACCATGCTGCGCGATGCCTACGCAAATGCCCCTGTGCTGAACAATGTTGACCAACTGCCACAGACTTATATGTATTTCACCATAGTGAATGGGTAACAAATGGCTCTCACACCTGTCAACATACTTGGCGGTTTTTACACAGACGACACCCTGCCCGTAGCGAACCAGGATACGGTCAACTACATCCCTGAGATTGTAGAGGTTGCTGACGGGGCGCGTAGTCCTGTCCTTCTAAAGACCGTTCCGGCGAATAGGGCGATTACCCTGAACTCGTGGGATACTGGCGCGACACAGGCTACACTTGTCGTTGATAACACCCTTTACATTGTGGTTGACGGGGCTTTGTTCCGTGTCGGCTTTCATGTAAACAGCGCGACCATGTATCCGGCAACGGGGGCTAAGACTAGCGTGTTTGGTTCGGGTCGTTGCTACATGGACTTCATGCAGAATGGTACTGGCTATGACATCAGCATTTATAGCGGTCAAAACGGCTATGTCTACAACACGACCAATGATACCCTGACGCAGATTGAGGGCTTTGGTGGCTCATTAGCCTGTAACTTCCTTGACCAATACATGATTGGCGTGAAGCCTGATGGCACATCTTGGTTCACTTCTGATGTTGCAGACCCCCTGACCTTCAGCGCATTTGACCAGTATTCATCTGAGGCTTCCCCTGACCGCATTGTGGGCTTGGCTGTCACAAGCCGAGAGGTTTGGGTATTTAATCAAAGCACCATTGAAACCTTCTACAACGCAGGCACTAGCTTCCAACGCAATAACGGTACGGTGATTCAGCGCGGTTGTGCTGCACGAAACAGCATCCAGGTTATTAACGGCACACCCTTTTGGCTTGGCGATGACGGGTCTGTTTACCTGGCTAACGGGTATCAACCGCAGCGTATCAGCACCCATGCTATTGAGGCCGAGATTGGCAAGTCACAGGACATCTCTACGGCTCACAGCTACTTTTGGGAATCCCGTGGTCACCTTGTCTACTGCCTAACCATTCAGGATGGCATGACCTTCTGCTACGACATCAGTACGCAGATTTGGCATCGGCGCGAATCCTTCGGGTCTAACAACAGCAATACTTGGGATGTCGTGCGTGTCGGCAACAAGCTGTATAACATCAACCGAAACGACAGCAATATTTACCTGTTTGATTGGGACTACTACCGCGATGACGATGCAAGTAATATGCTTGTGTGCAAGCGCAGGTCACAGTATTTCCACAATAACCAACAATTCCTACGCTGTAACAGTATGCAACTGGTAATGAATACGGGCGATGTGCCTGCCAATACCACGAGTGAGGTGCTGTTCAGATACTCCGATGATTATGGTCGCACATTTAACAACTACCGCAAGGTGACCCTGGGCGATGTGGGCGCATACAACAAGAAGCTGCAATTCTATAATCTGGGGCGCATGGAAGTCCGTCTGTTTGAGATTTCCACAAGCGGTAATAGTAGGCGTGAACTGATTGCTGCGATTCTTGACCTGACGCAATGATTAACCTTCTGCCCCATATCCGCATCAAGTTTATTAACGATGACGGGACTCCAACTAAGGACTTCTATGACTTCCTTAGAGAGCTGAACGCGACTCAGATTCCTGTGGGCGGTATCATTGCTATTCTGTCGAACACCCCACCAACGGGCTACTTGGCAACAGGCGCGACTTACAGCCGAACCCAATACCCGAAGCTGTATGATGTATTAGGCACAGAAACTATCCCTTCGGTATCAGACGGTATGTACCTAGCGGATGCAGGTGCGTCTGCGGTTGGGTCGTACTTCGGGAACAACACACTTGGCCTGCTTCACACCCATGCCTACGCAACCGTAGCTTCAGGAACAGGGGCTACCGTGTCAGGTGCTAATCAAGGAAACATGGCTACCGTTGACAATCGCCCTAGAACGCTTGGTGTGCGGTTTTATGTGAGGGCTGAGTGATGCACCAGTCTTATGACCAAAACGCGGTACAGGCGATTCTAGACGGTTCTAGCACCCATCTGTTCAAGGTCTTTGATGACAGCATCTGCCTGGTCAACGATGAGCATACATTTGTGGCGACTGTCAGCCCGTCAGATATTGATGGTGTGCATAAACTATACATAGCATTTACTGAGCTATCTGATGAGGCTGCGTCAGATTGCGTGAAGGATGTCCTGACCTGGTTGAATGATTTTGCAGATATCAAACAAATGATAGCGTGTGTTGAACTTGACAATACAAGTAGCTATTATGCAATCAGTAAGGCAGGGTTTTACTTGGTTGGTGTGATTAGCACACCAAAATATGATGTAGCAATCTTTCAATACAGGTTTGAGGTGGATTTATGAGTTGGGGCGAAGCATTAGTAACTACGGCAGGCTCTTTGCTTGGCAGCGCGATGAGTGGAAGTGCTGCGTCTAGCGCAAACAAGAAGATAGCAAAGGCGATGGATGACATCATTCGCCAGGCCGGAGTTACTACTGGTCAACAGGGCGCGTTGTTTCAGCCCTATGGTGAGTATGGTCAAGAATCCCTGAACCGACTCCGAGCCTTTGAGGAAGCCGCAGCCCGTGGTGACTACTCAGCCATTACCGAAATGCCGGAATACAAGTTTGCATTGCAGCAAGGACAATCCGACTTGGCACGAAAGTTTGCTGCACAGGGCAACCTTTTGGGTGGTCAGGCTCAGAAACAGTTTATTGACTACGGGCAAGGTCTTGCTAGTAACCAGATGCAGAACTACTTGAACCGACTTTATGGTGGTGTTGATACTGGAATGAGGGGCGCAGCCGGTCAATCTAATGCTCTTTCTGACTACCTTAACTACTACTCACAAGCTCGTGGTATTAAAGGCCAAGCAGCAGCAGATGCGCGAGTGGCTAAGAACAATGCTTGGCAAGCAGCCCTTGAGGGCTTTAGTAAGATGATTCCATCCTAACTTGGCGGTTAATAGCATGATTTATCAGAACCCGTATCAAAACATCCGAACCGCAGATATCTATGGTGCGCGGAAACAAGCTGCCCAAGATAAACAGACCGCCCAGGATAATGCGCTTATTCTTGAGCAAAAGCAGCTCAAACTGGCACAAGATAAGGCTACACAGGCTTATAAAATTGGTGCTTCATTTAAGAACCTAACCCCTGAACGACAGGCAGCGCAATGGAACACAACACGACAACAACTTGAGGTCGTATATCCTGAGATGAAAGGAAAGTTTCCTTCGTCATGGGATTCTGACCAAGCAGGCAATGTTGCACAGCTTGACTTGTTTTTGAGCAAAATGTCACCGCTTGTATCTCCTGAGCGCGTCACCTTGAGAGAAGGCGATGTGATACAGGAACGGATGCCAGGCGAACAGTTTAAGACAATCGCAAGTGGTATGCCAAAAAAGGCTGATGCACCTTTTAAGATGGTTGAGATAAAGATTGGCGATACTACCTACAGGATTCCTGAAGGTACTTTGCCAAGCGGTAGCATCTTGTCGGGCAACTTTGTGCAAGACATCAATCAGCGCATGAAGGCTGTGCCTATTGAAGATTACTTTGCAAAAAATCCGAGTGACTATCCTGGTACAGCCCAGGTAATTTCAGGTGGTATTGATGCCAAGCCATCAGTTAATTCTCTTGCTACACCACCTGCTGCCCCCGTAGCTGTTCCTGGTCAGACCGAACTTCCACCGCGACAGTTTAATGCCCCTAGTCCGAACAACCGTGCAGGCGAAACCAATGTGGGTTACCCCATTGATGAGAACGCGATGTTGCAGCAACCGCAGATTATGCCGAGCATGGGCAACATGATGCTGAAGGGTGCAGGCGCGGTCATGGCTGATGAGTTTGCCCCACAACCGCGAAATGCCCTGGTTGGTGGAATGATGCCACAACCTTCTCAGTTTGCAGAGCTTATGCCTGCAGGCAGCGCACCGAACCGCTTTGGTTCGCCTGGTGTTGAGGGCATGGACTTTGCTGCTACTGGTGGCAGACCGAAGGTTGAGGTTGTCAATGGTGTTGTAACCTATACCGCCCCACCGAAGCCTGGTCAGGAAAGGGTAACCGCCCGTGATATGACTGCTGCTGAGATTAGTGCATCAGGTCGTGACCCTGCGCGGTTTAGTGGTCAGATTCTGTCTACTGGTGAAAAGAAGTATGATGCTATCCCATCAAAGGCTGCTGCAGAGCTTGAACAATCACAAGCAGATAAGGCTAAAGCAGATGCAACAAAGGCTCAAATTGAGCTGCAGCGAGAACAACGGCAAGCTAAAAAAGACCAGGGCGATGCTGTGTCTTTGCTTCGTGGTCTGAAACGAATTGATACTGCTCTTGGTAGTTTGCAGTCAAATCCGTTTTTTGATACGGGTACTTTTGACCAGTATTTCATGGCAAAAACCAACAAGGGCAAAGAGCTTGATGCTTCCAATAAAGCCATACTTGCTACCGTTAAGCGGTTAACTAGAACCCCAGGCGAGGGCGCATTTAGTAATCTTGATGTCGGTTTGCTTGAGGGTCAGCTTCCAAAGATGGAATATGACATGGAAACCAATAGAAATAATCTTAAGCAGATTTTGGTAGACGCATTGTATGCGTATGGTGTCCAGGCTGCGGTTTCCAATAAGAAGGAACGCGATGCATTGCCACCTGGTACTACCTATGTTGATACCAATACGGGAATGAGATACCAAAAAGGCGAAAAATAATGAGCTACGGCGATAAACCATTATTACCTGGTCAGCCAATACCTGTTCAGCAGGCACAGCCTGTTCCTGTTGAAGAACCGCCGATGCTTGACAGGGTTACTGTTAGACCCGACATTTGGCAACCAAACCCTGAGCCACAGACATTCTTTGAAGAATTCAAGAATACACTTGGCAGTATTTGGTATGGCAGCGAGGCATCACAACGGCGCGGAGATGTAATGCTGCGCGGTCTTGCAAAAGCAGGCACGGGTCTTGTTGACCTGGCGACTACGGCTGTCCAATACTCACCCCTTGTTTCAGGTATAAATGCTCTTACTAGTCCTGAGCCAGCTACGGCTGACCTTGTCGCAGGCAGAGAGCCGAGGCGCACAATCGAAATACCAAACATTACGCAGCCCGTACAGCAACTAATGACCGAGCAGGGCTTTGCGCAGGCAGAAACCCCGTATCAGCGAGGACTTCAGACCGTTACTGAGTATGTAGCACCTGTTGGTATGCTTCGTCAGCTTCCCGTTAAGTCATTGCGTACAGCTATCCCGTTGCAGGCAGGCGCAGCTACTTCAGGTGGTGTTGCCGAGAGTGTTGCCCGTGAAGAAGGCGCAACCCCGTTAGAGCAGACCGCAGCAGGCATCATCACAAGTCTTGGTGTGGCATCAACCCCTGCTATGATTAACCAGGTCAAAAAGATGGCTGCAGGTGGCGCATCTCCACAACAGATTCGTCAGGTAATTCGTGATTTCGCACGGCTTGGAACAACCCCTTCTGTTGGTCAAGCTACTGGTCGCAGGGCGCAATCGGTTGAACAGATGCTGTCAAACTACCCTGGCGGTGCAGGTCGCATAGCTCAGTTTGGCGAACAACAGCAAGCTGCCATTGGTGGCAAGGTCGAGCAGATTGCAGGGGGGCTATCCCGTGCAACCCCAACTACCGCAGGCAAGTCCATTGAACGAGGCGCAGAGGCCTTCCGTGATTCAACCATTTCCTTTCCTGTAACTATTCCAGGTATTCGTGGCTTGGGTAAGAGCAGTAGGGCATCAAAGCTATATGATGAAGCTGATAAGTTTATTGGCAAAAATCATGAAGTTGTCCCGAAGAACACCTTAGCATTTCTAGATGAAATTACCACTCCAATTCCAGACCTAGAAAGAACATCTCGCAGCACGATGATTACAAATCCTGAGATGAAATCTATTGCTGATGACTTTCTGGCCGATTGGCTTGCTCTCCCCCAAAAGGGAAAGCAGGCTTTTAGTTATGAAGGTATAAAAGCATTGCGGTCACGAATTGGCAACGCAATAGGCAGTTCTTTGTTCAATCCTAGTATCGATACTGCTCAACTTCGCCGTATGTATGGTCTGCTATCTGAGGATATTGCTGAATCTTTGGCTAATAATCCACAAGCATTAAGCAAGCTGAAACGGGCTGACCTGTTCTATAACAAGGCAATGGGGCGACTGGATGAGATTGCAAAGGTTGTTGATAAGAGTGGCGGTGGCGAAGTAATCTTTAATGCCCTTATGTCAGGAACAAAGGATGGCGCAACCCGTTTGACTAGTGTTATGCGTAGTCTGCCCATTGAGGCGAGAAAGGATGTTAGTGCTGCTGTAATTCGCAGAATGGGAACTGCAACCCCAGGTAAATCTGCGTCTGATGTGTTTGCAGACCAATTTAGTAGCGAAACCTTCTTAACTAACTACAACAAGCTATCTAAAGAAGCAAAGATGGCATTGTTTGGTCAAGCTGAGTATGGCAAGACATTCTTTGCCGATATGGATGCTGTTGCCAAAGCAGCCAGGAATCTGCGTGAATCCAGTAAATATCTGATGAATACTTCAGGCACGGCAAGGCAGTCCCAGTTTACGAGCCTGTTTAGCGCGGTTGCTTCTATTCCTGGCCTTATTGCAGGTGGTGCTACTCAAAGCGCAATCGCAGGCGGTATTACCGCAGGTGCAGCAGCATTAGGAAGTGCAGGCATTGCAAACCTTTCTGCCCGTCTGATGACTAATCCCAAGTTTGTCCGTTGGCTTGCTACCACCACAAAACTTCCACCGAAGGCAGGCGCAGCGCAGATTGACCTGCTTGCTAAAGCCAACAGGGATGATGAAGATATTCAGCAATTCATTGAGATAGTCAAGCCGACCATTATTCCTGTTGGTGGATTTGGCGACCCTGTTTATAACCCTGATGCTGTTGAGGAACAATAATGTCTTATCTATTTGCAAACAAGCTGCAGACCTTCTTTGATGCTAACGGCAATCCATTGTCGGGGGGTAAGATTTATGCCTATGCTGACGGGACTTCTAGCCTGCTGAACACCTATAGCAATTCAGCCCTGTCATCTGCTAACACCAATCCCGTTGTGCTGAACAGCGCAGGCAAACCGCCACAAAACATCTATCTGTCGGCAGCAGCCTATCGCCTGGAACTGTATACAAGCGCAGATGTCCTGGTTGCCCAGGCTGCAGATGTCAAGGGTCAACTGCCCGTCATCAACCCTGCAACCGATGCTAACAAGGCTGTCGTGGTAAATAGCGGTGGTACTGGCTACACGACTGCTGCTGTGGCTCTTGGCACGGCATCCTATGTCACCGTTGATGCAGAGGCTTCGTTGCCGAACAGCTACCAGGCGGTCAGCACCGACTTCCTGACCTTTACTAAGGTTGGCGATACAGTCAGCATCGGCTTGGCAAATCCTGTGGACTTTGGCGGTAAAGAGCTGAAGAACGCTGTCCTGAACCTGCAGCGCGAAAAGAAGAATGTGCTGACTGGTCAGTCAGGCGCGGTAACCATCGACTACTCACTTGGCTCTGTATGCACCATTGCTCAGACTGGCAACATCACTTCGGTGAGTGTGACCAATGTGCCTGCGTCTAGCACCGTTACCCTGACCGTAATCCGCAGCCAGGCTGATGCTACCCTGCGCACCCTGACCTGGGGTGCAGCCTATAACTTTAGTGGTGGCACGACCCCGACCCTTTCCAACTCGGCAAGCGCGGTTGATGTGTTTACCCTGATTACCACGGATGGTGGGTCGAACTGGCAAGTGGGCGCGATTACTGGAGTAAGCTAATGCTTCGTAGTCTGTTGTTCGGAAACAATACAAGCGGTGCTACGGCAACCATGACCTTAGCCATTGTCCCCGACTACATCGAGGAAAGTTTCATTCCCAATGGGGCATGGACATCAGACCTTGTTGTTCCTACTCCGACTGGCGGTACAAGCCCATACACATATTCGTGGTCAAGGCTAGGTGGTGGCGGTAGTGCCGTGTCGCTTGCATATTCGTCATCTACAAAAGACATGGCATTTAATGCTACGGGTACAGACCAAAGATACTATGTGACCTTCAAGTGCCTGGTTACTGATTCGGCATCGCCTGCCAATACCGCAGAAAACTATGTCACCCTAGCCATCGGATTCAATGTCAGCGCATACCCTGAAGGCTCAGAGCCGTTATAAAAAAGAACCCCCCGATTTGGGGGGTTAAGTCTACGGAATGGAAGCAGAGGGATAAGACCGTAGAACCATGAATTGCGTGACCGGCGAACCGGTGCATCAACGAGGGATGCGTGGGAAGTGAACAGGAACACCCAAGCAAGTGACCTACCAAAGTCAGATTGCAGCACCCACCGTCATTTATCTTGGGGCATACACATCGAGCTGTCAAGCATTGCATCCTGGTAGGCCAGTAACTCCGCATCCGACCCAAACTGACCCCGAAACGGCTTGCTTCCTTCTGACAGGCTGAACCCATACTCAGACCGCATAGAAGCCTTTGTATGCCCATCTAATGGAACAGCCCTATGATGCCACGGGCAAAGCCCAACGGTTGCCATATGCCCAATCCTGCGATTCCCTGACAGTATGTGATGAATCTCTACATACGATGAGATTAGACCTAACTGGTGGCAGCAGACGCAGACCGCAGAATCCTTGATTGTGTTGAACCTGGCTTGTTCGGCTTTGGTCGGTTTTCCTGTTGAGTGGCGCATTATTTCCGTTTTTTCTTAGCTTCTTTAGCTACCGACAAAGCAATGGCAACGGCTTGCTTATTCGGCTTACCCGATTTCATCTCAGCACGAATGTTCTTAGCAATCGTGGCTTGGGAGTAACCTTTCTTGAGGGGCATGACTAGTCCTTACTGTGGGGTGAGAAAGCATATGACCATTATAGCCATCGTACCGCCGACTGCAATGTATGCGATAAGGTCACACAGAAAATTATTTAGTTTAGCCTTCATATCCGTTCCCATCATAGTCAGATTTTTCGTTGACAAGCTCATCGACATACCATTCTTCGAAATAGTCCCATGCGTGTTTGTCTTTATCAATCCATCGCAGGATGTGTGGCACAAGGTCTTGGATAGGCTGATAGCGCACATGGTCAATGGCAGCATCGACCCTTTCTTCATAAGATAATTTGCGGTAGGTCATAGGACAAACTCCACGACATCGTTAAGTGAGTAATCAATCAAGTCTTTCTTAGACTTTGTGCCATGCTCTGAGAACAAGGTTTCGCCATCATGCTCTACTTCAAAGAACCACCAACCACCATTGGCTTGTATGGTCTTGGCTTCTGCCGGAAGGGTCTTGTTGACCCCCGTAGTCTTGTTTAAGAATCGTGCTGCGATAAGATAGGTTTTCATGGTATGTCCTGGTTAGGTTGCCCCTGATTGCTCAGGGGCTTTGGTTATTACAGATGGGTGATTACCGTATTGCTATCAACTGGGTAATCAACAACAACTTGGATGGCGAGATTGATGGTCGGGAAGAAGTGTTTGCAAGCACCGCGAGTTTCATGCTTAAACCATTCTGCGACAACTTTATCAAAGGTGGTGTAGTTTTGCTTTGCGTAGTCATTAATGATTTCAACTGCTCTTTCTTTGGTCATGCTGCGCTTGGCATAGTAGCTGTTTAAGGTTTCTTTGATGGTTTTTTCTTTGCGGAAATTGACTTGGATAACATTGCTCATGGTAGGTTTCCTTGTTATTGGTCGGGCTTAATTGCCCTTCCATGTAAACAGTATGCATCAATCAAACACACAAGTCAAGAAAAAGATTGTAAACTTTTTGCAAACTCTTTAGCCTAGCAATATCAATGACTTACGCAGACTGGCTATACTTTTCGATGATTTTAAGGGCTTTTTTAAGGGTTTCGGGGCAATAAGCGCGTATTTCCGTATAACCTTCCATGTCCAGTATCTTTGTACGGCTTCCGAGGCCTAGAAGCTCTGTTTCAACCGCCCTAGCATTTCCCACCCGTGTCCAGGCGATTATCTTAAACCCTACCTTGTGTCGCCTTGCAACGACCTGTATGCGCGTAGATTTGCATTTGTTTGAGGTTATGCCGACCTTGTAGACTGGCAGGCCTTCATGCTCAATGCCGACAAGCTGCCACAGGTAGATAATGTCGTTGTCGCAGACCCTGGGGGTACGAAGCAGCCCCTTTGCAGCCCTGAGAAGCAAGTATTCCCTGCGGTTCATACATAGCCTGTATGCGTGGTTTGCAAGACCATACACCAATTTTTACCTGTGTGCAATAAAAAACCCCACCGAAGTGGGGTTGACAGGCCATTGCGACTTGTCGTAGTCTGTATGTGCAACCAAACAAACCAGGATTAGTATCTGCATTATCCCCTGATTTGTCAAGTGCCGTCACGACCAACGATATTTATGCTGTCAGAGATGCAGGCAGGTCAGGAAAGTCTTACTGAAGTGGTCACGGTATGATGCCGCCGTGCGTAAAACACAGTTAGTGGTGATGATGTAGGTACAGGGCGACTACCCTGCGGAAGATACCCATCCGAAAAGAGTTTGTGACAATCATCGCTTCAGTACCACCATGAAACCACCAAAGCAAATGCCAGTATCACCCAAAGGCATCATAGACCCCTTATTGTCTAAAGTTTATGGATTAGCCTGATTACATAAATAATCTACGCAAAAAAAGATTTTCATAAACCGCTTGACAGTAATTTTGTTTAGTGTATAAATGGTAATACACCCTTAACAGGACATACCAATGAATGACTTTGAATTAGAACCGACAGCCGAAAACGCATTTGATAAGTGGTACGCAATCTACCCAAAGAAGCAGGCAAGGGCTACGGCTGAGAAGGCTTGGCAGAAGCTCAAGCTAGACAGGCTCTCCACCACCATCAATGTACGCACACAGGCCTTTGTGGATGCCTATACCGCCCAGGGCAAACTGGACTACCTGCCGATGCCTGCGACATTCTTGAATCAGCGCAGGTGGGAAGATGAGCTTGCCAAGCCCAAGCCCGTCTACAATTCTGCACCTGTCGAGCAGCACCGCAACCCTGCCATCAGGCTCTATAATGGTCGGGAATCTGCGCGGTCTAGTGACCGTGAATCTGTCGAGCAAAACTGCAAGGCCTTCAACAAGCAGATGGAACATTATGGCGAACCCTTCCGTGACTACAACTACTAATGAACAAGACACAAAAGTTTGATATTGCCGATATGGAAAGATGGCATCAAAACAAGGTAAAGATGTCAGAAGGTAAAAACTACGATTGGGATTTGACCATCAAGTCCCAAGATGTAAAACGACCCTTCGCATCCTGTTTAACCTTTGGCAAGACGGGCGAGAGCCTGGTAGCCGACCTGGTGGCAGAACATTCCAATGTCACGGTAGAGGTAAAGACCGATACGGTTTCAGACCGCACAGGAAACATCTACATTGAGTATCAATGCCGTGGTCAGCCATCGGGCATAGCCAAGACCAAAGCCGACTGGTACGCATACATCACTCCTTCCTTTGTCCTGATGCTGCCGACTGAACCGCTTAAGGAATGGCTACGGATTAAGATGCGCGAGGGCAAATACAAGCCCAAGAATGGGGGCGACTACAACAAGTCCGTAGGCCTGCTAATCCCTATCAGTGATTTAGTCAGCTCAGGGCTTCTGTCAGATTTTTACGAAAAAGGCAAAAAATCACTTGACAAGTAGATATACATAACTTAGTCTATACATACCCCAACAGGAGTAATACCATGAAATATCCAATCATCACCCAGGATGACCGACCCTTATCCAACGCTGACCGCAAAGCTATCTACGGCTTTCTGTCGGCGTATGTCCAAGAAAATCAGGCTAAGGCTTATGCCATGAACGAAACGGGCTTTACCGATGAGGAAATGTCCGAAGCATTTAATTTCAAATACGGCTTGGAGAAATAATATGAGCTACCCATCGCTTTCAGGTGTGGTCACAGCTAACCTTGTCGAAACCATTGGCACGGGAAAGTATGCAGCATCCTATGTCAACTGGTCGCGTACCATGCAACTGCTTCGGGACAATGCTTCGGGTTGGCTTCCGTTCTCCGTTCCGGCTTCCGATGGTGGTGTCGTACACCGCGCACCTGTCGGTGGCTACCTGCTGATTGGTTTCCGCAATGCAGACGGCTCTGAAACACCGCCTGTCCCACAGGCCATTATGGACAATCGCAACAATGCTATCCCGTTTGATGCCATCACCGCCCGTGACATTACCGACACACACCGCCGTGGTATCTGCCTTGCTGCTGCCCTGACCTTCGGCTTGGCCTATGAGCTGTGGGCAAAGGTTGATGTCGAGAACCCGTATAAGCGCACCGATGCCAGTAAAGAGGATATTGTTGAGCAGCTTGCCAATCTCAAAAGTCCGCAGGCTGTCCGTGACTTATACAAGACCCTGCCTGCCAATTTGAAAGAAGCCCTGACCGAAGTGTTCAAGTCACGGGTTGCACAATTAGAACACGCTAACAAGGAATAATTATGAACAACTTTAGTGCGATTGGTCGGGTTGGTACTCAGCCTGAGCTTAAACAGACTGCCAAAGGCGATGATGTTGCATCGTTCTCTGTTGCCGTTGATTCCGGCTATGGCGATAAAAAGGTGACCACCTGGTTTCGGGTTGGCCTGTTTGGTAAGAAAACTGGAATTGTCCCGTACATCAACAAGGGCGACAAGATTGCCGTGACTGGCGAGATTGTGAACCGCGAATACACCGCTAAAGACGGTAGCAAACAGCAGAGCCTAGAAATCAACAACGCTAACATCACCCTGATTGGCTCTAAGCAGGCTTCCGACAAGCCGGTTGCAGCTTCCAATTCCATTGACCCTTTTGAAGATGAGATGCCGTTCTAATGGACAAAGTAAACAAGGTTCATTTCTATCTGACCATGACCTGTGACGAAATCGAGCAGCTTCGCCGGATTGGTGGTGGCTCTATCACCGCCGGTCTTTGCAACTTGGTACAGGAAGATGTCAGCAGCTTCACCCTAGACAAGCTCTACACCCACCGCACATCGGTTCGGATGCTTCCTGATGACCTTCAGACCTTCAAGGACATTGGTGGCGGTAATGTGACTAAGGGTATTCGCCGTGCGCTTCATGTCAATATGTCGCGCGAAAATCTCATCCAATAAGGATATTTATGCCGTTAGACCCCAACAGGAAAAACTACCTAACCGCCAGTAATGTTGGCGCAATCTTAGGGCAGGGCAAGTATAAGACTCCGAAATCTGTCTTGAACGATATGGTCAAGGCTTATAACGGAACATTGGTCTACAAGGACAACCCTGCTATGGCGCATGGTCGCAACAACGAGCATAAGGGTGTTGCGTATGCTTCCGAGTTTATGGCCTTTGTCGGGACTGGTGATGAGCAGATATTTGTCACCAAAGACTTCCTGGGCGCAACCCCTGACGGCCTGAGTAAAGACGGCACAACTGTGCTTGAAATCAAAGCCCCGTTCAGTCAGGACTACTCTGCCCACAACTATGAGCTGTATATGCCGGAATACTACGCACAGATGCAGGTGCAGATGTATGTGACTGGCGCGACCAGGGCGATGTTTGTCGTGGTTCAGGCTGATGGTGATGTTAGCCACATCTTTGTGCCATACAACAGCGCATGGATGAATGAAAACTATCCAAAACTACAAGCCTTCTTTGCCGAATTCCAGAAGGCAATCATTGGTGGCAATCCTGACGACAAAAAACTTGCGGAACGGCTTGCAACAATCCAAAAACAGATTTCAGAGCTAGAGGCTGAGTATGACCAGGTTAAGGAAAAACTTGTCGCTAACAATCCTACTGGCGGTCATTTTGGTAATGTCGTTGTATCTGTTATTGAGAAGAAGGGTTCGGTAGATTACCGCCGAATTGTCAAGGAAGTAGCACCCGACACCGACCTTGAGGCCTATCGCGGTAAGGGAAGCTCTTATATCAAAGTTACGGTCAATGACTAATAGTGGGCTTGCTCAGGAAGTTATTACCCGTGGGTTTATAGCAGGCCTGTTCTATGACCACAAACGGCACAGGTGTGTGGA